GTCAAGAATACGTGGGTTTCTACCATGTAGAAAATGTTTAATGACGACGTTATTAATGTTGTTATTATACAATGTTAATATTTCCTTATCTATAAATCCTATTTGGGAAAAATTATGTCCAAATAATAGATTATGTGTCTTTTCCTTATCACTCAAGATGTGTGTATATTTTTCTGGTACCGCACCATAATGTACTTCTACACCATGAGGCAAATATTTTAAATAATCGTCGCTAAAAAAATCCAGAATGGTTCCATAATTCCAGGAAGAACTACCACAATGACATAATGGATTTTTTATTAACAAAATTAGTTTACGACTACTTATATTTGCCAGATAAATAGCGGTTTCGAGTGAAAATAACTGGTTACAGAAACCAACCCCGCTAAATAAATCATACACTAAATAATTCATTCTTTGATTTTATTATATAATATACCTTTGAAATAATTATATATGAATAACGTAAAAAGAATTAAAAAGTAATGACATATTTATTGTATTATGTCACTACCAATTCATAAAAATATAGTTGATAAACTAAGCAATTTCATAGAAAATAAAAGGATACCTAATTTGATTTTTCACGGAACCTCTGGTTCAGGTAAGAAGACGTTATTATTTAATTTCCTGAAAGAAGTGTATATAAATGAAACCAATTATATGAAAAATTATGTGATGATAGTGAATTGTGCTCATGGAAAGGGCATTAAATTCATACGTGAAGAGTTGAAATTTTTTGCCAGAACAAATATAAATTTACAAGAAGGAAGCATTTTTAAGAGTATCATCTTATTGAATGCGGATAAACTAACTATTGATGCGCAATCAGCGCTAAGAAGATGTATCGAATTATTTAGTCATTCAACCAGATTTTTTATCATAGTAGATGATAAGTATAAATTACTAAAACCTATTTTGTCTCGATTTTGCGAAATATTTATACCAGAACCAATCATAAATGGTAAAGAATTAAACTTACATCGATACAACCTAGATAATTGTTTTTCCGTATCAAAATATGATAAGCAGCGAAAAACGAAATTTAAAAACGAACTTGATAAAATAAAAGAGAATAAAGTAATAGAGATAAGTGAGACGCTATATGAAAAGGGGTATAGTGCTTTAGATCTGGTAGAGTATATTAAAGATATGAAGATAGACGAGACAAAGAAATACGAATATTTAGTATTTATTCAAAAAATAAAGGGAGAATTTAGAGAAGAGCGATTATTAATGGCCTGTATATTGAATTTTGTATTAAAGCGTTTAGATTATACTTTAGAAAATATTTCTTTTATGTAAATGGATGACTATTCAGTATCAAGTTTACAAGAGTCTAGAAATGAGTGGTGCGCGCGTTTAATTAACATCTTAACTCCTCTAGTAATAGAGGGATTTAAATCTATATTCGACGAGTCTTGGAAATTGTGTGATGAAAATGATGAATTAGAAAAATATTTAATGACCTTCCAAAACTTTTTAGCACGAATTCCCAAATGGAATTCAAATATTGTGGAAGAGGAGACAAAACGAATTGTGGAAAAAAGCAATTGTGGATATTTAAATGATTTAATCAGTTGTGTTCATATTATCCAATTAAAAAGTTTGACGTGTATGCGTGTAGGTAACAAACAAAAGAAGATTGATATAAATGTTCCATCTTTGTCGGAGTTTGTTCATAAGATATACATAAATACCGCCAGAAAAATATATACCAATATTTACTTGTTTGAGAAAAATATAGGACCACTTCAAGTACAAAAACATAATCGTGAATTGGAATTAATTGTAAAAGAACATATATTGAATACTATTAGAGATAATATTCCGGTTGAAAATATTTTAAAGGTATACTTGGACGAATCAATTGAAAATGATATTCAAGTGGAAGAAAGTGAAGAAATTATCTCAACTGAACCGGTAGAAGATGAAGGAAACGGAGAAGAAATAGATAAAGAAGTAGACCAATCAACCGACGATGCCAAATCTAATATTAAGAATGAGAATGTAAATCTAGAAATAGAACCACTCGATAATGAAGAGACAGAGAGAAAACATTCAGAAAACATTCGATTTAATGACATCGACAACTCGATTACTGTAGATAATAAAACAGAAGATATTTCAGCCCCAAAGACTGATGCCAGGTTACAACAAATAAGCACAGATAGATATAAAGCCAGGCAAATGGAAGCAGACGACGATGAAGCGGATGACAGATTAAAAATAGGGGAAAAAATAAGTTTAACAGAACTTGACGTGCATGATTTAGAAAAGCCCAGACATACAAATAAGGTTCCCATTGGTCTTGAAGAAATTGAAATATTGACATAATTACACTTTTGGAAAAAGTATGTCAAAATATACACTTTTGGAAAAAGTATGTCAAAATATACACTTTTGGAAAAAGTATGTCAAAAATTCGTAAAAAAGAAGGAATCTTTATTTCATTGTATTGTAAATGACAGAAGTATTTGTATATGCTTTAGCCATATCAACAGTATTTTTTCTATTCAAATTCTTAGAAATGAAATTTGTGCCTGACGATGAAAAGAAGCCATTAAAGGTTCTCGTTAAAGAAACGTTACTCGTATATTTTGCTTCCGTCTCCGGTATATATTTGTATTCACAGTTTGATAGCAAAGATGTGAAAGTAGGTGGTAAATCTACGATGGCATTTGTAGATAACCCAGCGTTTTAATTTATGGTGTATCCTGTATATGTGAGTGTAAGTGTAAATTAGATTGATATAAACATTTTTTATTATTTTTCACAATAATAAAAAATTAATTTGTAAATTGTATATGCGATTGAAAACGATTCTTTCCGAACGGTGTAATAATTGAATAATATTTTGATAATGTGTCATTTATTGCAAATTAGGTATGTTATCGAGATTAATTATTTTGGCACTTTTATTGAGTTTCTTTTTACTAACAATGTAATTTTTAAATATATCGTTTTTTAATTGAACCGATGGAATCGCATTGTGAATAGTTCGCGCTATCATTTTATACAATTTAAATTCAGGATATCTCTCTTCACCGCTATTTTTATATAATATGTTTCTGTCCTTATCATCGGTTAACCATATATTAAGTAACCTAGCTACTTTATTTTTTTTAATGATAGCCTCGGCTTCAAATATATCTTCTACAAAATGGTCATACAAACAGCATGCCAATCTACATAAATCAAAACTATGATTGGGTTCTAGTCTAGGTTTTTTATCATCAAGATAAGGTTCACAGTTATATTGTGAAGCTGCATCGCCTTTTGAATGAAAACTATCACTACACATGGTATGTTTATTAAATTTATAAATAGCACGACCGAAATCGATTATCTTATATATCTTACCATAAGTAGGAACTTTGTATGTAACATTATTAAAAGTATAATATAAAAACTGTTTTTCGGTTGGAATATACATAATATTATTGGTGTGTAAATCGTTATGTGTAAAAGAAAATGTTTTTTGAAATACGGCCAAACTAATAATTATCTGAAACAAGCAAGAAATCCACTCATCTTGTTGTAACAAATCTTTTTCCATTAAATAATCCAATGTATTTTCACATTTTTCAAGTATTATCATCTGTACAGGAAATTTGAATATAGAACAAAACACCTCATCGTCCTCCTCATTGTCATCATCAGTGTCATCATCAGTGTCATCATCCTTGTCATCATCCTCATGACAATCATCACTATTGTCATTATATAGGCCATCGATTTCCTCATCATCAATAGACGTATTAGATGATTTAGAACTGTAGGTTGATGTCGTAGAGAGGGACAATGATTTTTTTAAAGGATGATTATAAATACAAATATCATTGAAATCTATAATTTGTAGTTGGGTTTGTCCAGAAATTTGTTCTTGTGTATTTGATTGTTCTGGGTAACGGTTAGGGTCTAGTTCGTTATTAGCCGAAAATATAGAACAAGTATCGTCGGACAAAAATGTGTCTAACTCTATATTGTCTAACTTACCATCAATGACTAGTTTTTTTTTATTACTCCGTGAATCTATATTAAAAATCGTAGCATGATTATTATTTTCAATATTAAATTTATGATTATTATTTGTATGAAAAAAATCACTTTCATTCAAGTAGTCAATGTCATCCGAAATATTATATACAAATTTATGTTGTTCACTTAAAAAAGAACCATAATAATCTATACTATTTAAAAAGCCATAATTATGTAATAATTGACTAGACAAATATGAAAAAAACGAGTCTACATAAGCACTATTATTTTTATCAAGTAGTTTAGGAAAACAATTGCTTGTATTGAATTGTGGCAATGTGATAACTTGGTTTCCTGACAGGTCATATTTTCCTGTTAAATATTTAAGTGGGTCTAATAAAGGTGAGAATTTACAAAATACATCTCGTATGAGAAGATTGTTTGAATTATCAGATACATTGACATTCAATACATTATTATCAATTTTTTCATTAATAGAATGAATGTAGTATTTCTGATTCAAATTAATACTATTATAGTTGGATGAATTCAATGAAAAGAATTTTTCATATAATGGAACATAATTTTGTAGTTTCTCTAAACCTAATGTAGATTGTTCTAAACTGTGAAACAAATCCTCGTTTTTATTTTTTTGGTAATACAGAGAAAAGTTCATTCTTTACTATATTATTCTTAAAGTAAATATTATAAATCATTTAAACTTATTTTTCGTAATTCATTATTATTTTTTTTCTTTTTAGAAGATAATCATGTCGTTGGATATGAAAAAATTCGATATGAAAAATATTAGTTTTCGACCAGACGAAAATAAAGGACCAGTTGTAGTTTTAATTGGTAGAAGAGATACTGGAAAAAGTTTTTTAGTTAGAGACTTATTATATTATCATCAGGACATTCCGATTGGAACTGTAATATCTGGCACAGAAGCAGGTAACGGGTTTTTTAGTGAGCATGTACCCAAGTTATTTATACACGATGAATATAGTAGTAGTATCATAGAAAATATATTGAAACGTCAAAAAACAGTATTAAAACAGATAAAGAAGGAGATGGAAGTTTATAAACGCACCAATATAGACCCAAGAGCATTTGTAATATTAGATGATTGTCTATATGATAATAAATGGACAAAAGACAAATTAATGAGATTATTGTTTATGAATGGTCGTCATTGGAAAATTATGTTGATTATTACTATGCAATATCCGTTAGGTATACCACCCAATCTAAGAACAAATATTGATTTTGTATTTATATTGAGAGAGCCGTATATTGCAAATAGAAAACGTATATGGGAAAATTACGCGGGTATGTTTCCAACATTTGAATCATTTTGTCAAGTAATGGACCAATGTACTGAAAATTTTGAATGTCTTGTTATTAACAATAATGCCAAATCAAATAAATTACAGGACCAAATTTTTTGGTACAAGGCACAAAACCATAGTAATTTTAGATTAGGTTCGAAAGAATTTTGGGAATTATCAAAGGATATCAATAGTGACGAAGAAGATGAAGTATATGACCCAAACAGCGTTCAGAAGCGAGGTGCCGGTCCTAAAATACAAGTAAAAAAGAATAAATGGTAGAATATGAGTAAGTCAGTAGTATATTTTTTTGTATTGTTATATAAAAATGAGTAAAAATATAAAAAGTAATACAGCAACAACTAATAATATAGATGACATTCCTACGAATCTTCTTAATTTAGAAGTGACTGATAAAATAACAACCAAAGCACCAGATGATGTTATAGACAAAGTAATTAAGACAGTAGTTGATAATACAAAGAAAAAAATACCAGATGTAAAAAATCAGGTTGTATCGTCATTAAAACCACAAAAAGACCGTCATAATGATGACAATGACAATGACAATATCCACTATAAGCAAACCCGCGAGTTTATCATATTTCAACACGAATTGAAGGCTCTAATTAACAATAATCTATATATATTAAAGGAATGTAAATCAAATAAGCGATTATTAGATATAAAATATAGTGAATTAAATACATATATTAATTATATTCAGATTTCAGTAATTGTATTGTCGACAGTATCTGGATTTTTACAATCCACAAAAAACTACTTTGATACAAGTGAATCTATAGTATCAGTATCTGGAATTACAATTTCGACATATATAAGTCTTATACTATCAGTGTCAAAATACTATAAATTTGACGAACAAAAGGAAAGAATACACAACTTAAGAGAAAAGTACGCTAATTTACATAATAAAATTGAATATAGAATGGATATATTAGGTCCGCATACAAAGGAAGAATTATGGGAACATCGGGATGTAACGGAAAAATTAAGCGAGTGGTCTAAAATAAAGAATACTATGGATGATGAATATTTAACATTGATTGAAACAAAACAATCCTTAACTACAGAATTTGAATCTATTATGGATTCTAAGTCAAGAAATGAAAACTATATTAAAGACCGCGAGTTAGTGTTACACAACCGGCGCCAGTTGTTTAAAGCATTAGTTAAACATAACCGGTTAGAAGATGAAATAAAAGAAAAAAAGATTGGTACTGATTTTACCAGTATGATTCAGTTACCTGACGATGATTTGAATAATTGGGATGACCCTATTTAACAGTCGCAACCGCAATATTACAATTAGCATTTTATTTTTATTATGTGTATAATCAGTTTTACATTACACGTACGCAGGAGTTTTATACGATGGACATACTTACTTCTCTTTCGCTCAATGGTGGAGTTCTATTACACATTCTAACAGTCGTCATATTATCTATCGCATTATGTATATTGGATAGGAATGTTCTAGTTACAAGTATCACTATGGAAAATGCTAGAATACCTAATATAATTATCAAAGGTGTTGGTATCATATCTTCGTATATTGTCTAGAACGTTACTATATATGCTAATTAAAATAAACATATTATGTAGTCAATTTTACATTTATGTATACGTAAATATTTTTTATACATAATATAATCATTTTATGATTATATTATTATAGTTTATTTGATTTACACGTGTTCGATTAAGCCATCAACATAGATAGACCATGGTCACTATCTTTACTAGTGACAATATTTTTACCCTCGAATAATTCATTCTTCACATCTTCCAATGTAGCATTTTCACCCATAGCCACTTCTTGGGTATTCATATTGGCTACTGAAACCAAGTCGCCATTATCATTAATCGTTTGAGTTAATTTATTACCAGATTCTAGCGCATTTTTCTTATTTTCCTCAATTGCTTTCTGCTTTGCTTCCTTGACACGCGCATCAAATTCGTCCTTTGCCTTGTCTTCATTCTTCTTCTTTTCACTCATTAGTTCATTAAGGGTTTCTTCCATATACTCAACGCGTCCAGTCTTATATGCCTCTGGGTGAAATGGAACCCAAATACCAACTGGTCCTACATATACATCATGATTCGGGTCATTTTGTCTTAGCATCTTACATCTCAATTCTGCTTCTTGTTGTGTAGGGAATACACCTCTTACCTTAATGCCACGAATAGATGTTTGAAATGTGTGTTTCTCTCCAAACTCCTTTTCTAGACGTTCTTCATGTTCGTCCAAGAAGTTCTTAAAATCATCTTCAATGGAGGAAGTAAGTAAATTGTCACGTTCATCTTTAACAAATTCTTGGAAATCTTTGGTAAGTTTATCAAATTCAAGATGATATTTGAAAGATATAAAGTTTAGAAACTGTGTAAATTTCTCCATAGACTTACTAAAATCCCACTTCTGTATGAACTGTTCGAATAAAAACATATCTTTTTGCTTTAAAATATGTTCAGGGGAAATAAAAGATAAACATACAAACTTTTGCCCAGCCATAGACTTGTCCTCGTCTAACAAATCAACGTATTTGGGATTTTGAGTACCATCCGCATTGGTTTTTAAGGTAACATTTGATGGTGGGATAGGTTTAGAAAAACTCATTATAAATACATACTTTATTAATATTTAAGTGATTTTACGAACTATAAATATTAGTTCCTTATATTTATTTATTTTTTTCTTTTCAAATTATATAATAATGTTAGGTGGTATGTTAGATTTAGGTGAATTAGTCAAAAGAGCTATTAAATACCTCGTAGAGGGTTTAATGGTCGCTATTGCTGCATATGCCATCCCCAAAAGAGGTCTTAACTTGGACGAGGTTGCACTTATTGCTTTAACTGCAGCGGCTACATTTAGCATTCTTGATACGTATGTTCCCAGCTTAGCAGTTGGTGCTCGTTCGGGTGCTGGATTCGGTATTGGTGCCAATCTCGTTAAATTTCCTGGTGGATTTTAAGTATAAATCCGTGTCTTATTATTAAATTGTAAACAATAATAAATATTAGTAATCATATTTATTATTTACACTATTATACATTTAGAATCGGGTATGTAAAAACTATTTCATTTTTTATATAATACAAAATTGAATTATGGTTGCTTGCTTATGAATTATTTTATAATTACAATTACAATTACAATATAACTATGTCTTGTTTTGACTTGACTACATGTAGTACCAATCAAACATTCAATCGCATAAATTGTAATTTTACAATAGGATACGTAGAGTATATTTGTAATCCGACAATAACGTGTCAGCGTATCGATAATTTATATGATTGCTGTGCTTCTAATATTAGTGATTGTATTATAGAACGCCTTCAATTTCAATTATTACCAACTACATCCCCCATTATATTACCAAACGTTGCGAGTGACTGTGATACTACTTGTAATATTGCTCCCAGCACAAACAATTGCTATTGGTATGAAAGTCAAAATTTGGATATATCTTGTATTAGCAAAGACAATAAATACTGTTGTCCGCATAGTCGCGACGATTGTTGCCAAACATCCATGACATATATGTATGTTACATTTGGTTCATTATTCATTCTGTTTACATTATGTGTATATTACAAATGGTTTGTATACAGATATACTCGGACGATACCTGAACAAAATACACCTAATCCGGTCTAATAATCCGGTCTAATAATCCGGTGTAAAGGTTAAATAATTAAGGATATAAAGAATTTTTAGTATATATATATCAGTATAATGACCGTTGTTGAATACATTTGGCTAGGTGGTAATAATGAAATAAGGAGTAAAACGAGAGTTTTGGATAGTTTAGATACTGTAAACATATACAATGTAGCTACAACATATATAACGATAGATGATATTCCTAGTTGGAACTACGACGGAAGTTCTACCGGACAGGCAACTGGTCGCGATTCAGAAGTTATTATTCGGCCAAAGGCACTATTTAAGAATCCATTAGGCCCAGCATATGATTATATTGCGCTATGTGATACTTATTTACCAGACGGTTCACCACTATATAATAATGCGCGCGTAGAGGCTAACCGTTTATTTGAACAAAAACTAGAGGAAGAACCCTGGTTTGGTCTAGAACAAGAATACTTTTTAATTGATCCATATACTCAGAAACCATTGGGTTGTAATGAAGATAAGAAACAAGGACAATATTACTGTAGTGTTGGTTGTGAAAATGCGTTTGGTAGAAAACTAGTAGATGACCATTTTATGATGTGTCTACATGCGGGGGTTAAGATTGGTGGTATAAATGCTGAAGTGGCTCCTGGTCAATGGGAATTTCAAATAGGACCCTGTACAGGAATCGATGCCGGGGATCATCTTTGGACAGCTAGATATATTTTACAGAGATTAGGAGAATTGTATAATATTAAAATTGATTTTAGTCCAAAACCATTAAAAGGCAATTGGAATGGGTCAGGTTGTCATACGAATTATAGTACCAAGAACATGAGAGAAGGGACCGATGAAAAAACTGGATTGGAATATATAAATGAGGCAATTGATAAATTATCAAATAATCATTCAGAACATATGAAAGTGTATGGTTTCGGTAATGAGGAACGAATGACGGGGGCACATGAAACAGCATCATATGATGTATTCACAGATGGCGTAGCAAACAGAGGTGCTTCAGTCAGAAGAGGAAACGAAACCATTAAAAATAAACGCGGTTACTTTGAAGACAGACGCCCTAGTGCGAATTGTGATCCATATTTAGTTACAAGCGCTATATTTAAGACAACGTGTTTAGATTGAATAAACGGATTGGATTATAACATATTTTTCATAACTAATATTTCTTTTTCTTGTTGATAAACGATATTTTTGGCCAGCGTGAATAAATAACTATCATATATAAAATTATCATCATTTTCTAATAGTTTGGTTGTTGTTGTTAACGCAGTTGAATGATGTCCTATCATCCGTTTTAGCCACTGTTTGCTATTTACAAAGACTTGCTTTCGCAATAAAAAAACACATCCTATACTTAATAATACACCGATAACAAAAATCGTTGTGTTAAAATGTCCCATTGACAAATAATGAACTATTTGATGACTCCATATCATATTCGACGCCATAAGCAACCCGCTATAAATAAGAGTTAGCGACAAGTATATATCCGAAACACTATATGCTAGCATATTCATCGGATTAACCGCGATTCCGACTATAAACATAACTATAAATAATATTAGTTGTTGAATGAATATGGAACGCATTATAATAGTTGTATATTATATTATATTATATTACATTATATTATACTGTTGTGATAATCAAATAAGTTACGATTAATTGTATAACACTTGTTAGTCCTCCTAAGAATAAATAAACATTGGTTATACTTGTTATATGTTTGTATTGTTCGTCCGAGCATTCTTTTGATTTTTTACAAGTATTAGCAAGGAATGTCATTCTTTTAGAATAGGGTATTAATGAGTATATCATATAGGCGGTTGATATGAGAATCAATGATATAGATATAAAAATGGCTAAATATGGGTGTATTTTTATAGAACCGCTTCTTGCCATATTATAAAATACTAAACTATATGTTGTGATAATAGCAGATAAATTTAACCATTCTATTACTACTTGTTCAGGAATATACATTTTTTCTGAGAATCCTAAGTTATTTTCAATATCCTCACTGATAGACATATATTAATATCGAGTGAAAAGAAATTAAATTAAATTAAATTAAATTAAATTAAATTAAATTACCAAGGTGTAAACAAAATTACATTAAACGGTTGGTATAAATTCCCAGTCCAAATATTCGCATATTTTTTTCCATATTTCATCTTGATCAATTCGTTTTTCGCGGTCTTTTAACATTGGAAAATAAGGTAGAAATTGTGTTTGATCTAATAATTCGCATAATTTATAAACAGTATAATAATAGTTTAAAAAATTAACGCGGTCGTCTGGACAACATTTCGCATACGGACCTTGAATCTCCATAAATAAATTACATAAAGATTCTTCTAGTTCTTGTGTCATAACAGGTGGTTTTATGCCTAATTTATCCTTAATAAATGGTATATGTTCGTAGTATTTATTATATCCTAGTTTTTTAAGAATTTCCTTTGCTTTCTTGTTATTCAATTGTGATAACTCGATACGCTCTTTGCGGATTTGGTTTTTAATATTTTCTAATACTTCTTCTGGTATTTGAGTGGTTTCTTTTGCTTGAAACTGTGCTAATATTTCGCGAAAATGATTGATTCTTTTATAAGCGTAAAAGCAGGCTTCTTTGGGAGGTTCTTTATAGGACGGTTTTTCATTTTCAACGAGATATTGAATGTGTTTATGGCAAGAATTACATACCATTATCCCCTCGTGATCAATAGGTATTAATTCACCCTTTCTACAATATTGACAAATATCTGTTTCAACTATAAATTTGTTTATATCAATAAATGACTCATCCAAGTTGGATAAATATTTTTGAATATAGTCTTTATTATGAAGATTAATTTGTTCAACATTAATATCATTACTGTTGATTTTAAAAAAGGTATTCAATAATTTGGTTTTATTATTATTCAACGAAATATCCTTTTTGTTTTCAAAATAATCAAAAATATATTTACTATTGTTTAAGTAATAGTCTTTTTTATTTTTTTTTATATCATTTATTTTTTCATTTATTTCACAGAGGGTATCCTTAATTTCAATTGTATGGTCAATTGTTAATTTTGAATCTGTAGTTAATAAGTTGTTGAAATATTTCTTCTTTGCTCTCAACTCTGGCAACGTTTCATCAGTTTCTCTAGCAAATTCCTTTTCAATTTCTTTGTGTTTACTATCTAATGTAGTGATACTTTTTTCATCCATAATAATTTTCTTATTTGTTTTATGTTTAAATGAAGGCATTTGATTGACTATAATAAGTAACTCCTTTTATTTTTAATATATATTTGTCAGTTATTCATTACAAGTTATATTTTAATTTATGTTTTCTCTCTATTTAACAAAAATGAACATTCATATTGACAATTGTGATATTAATAGAATACCTCAAAATATGTTAAACATGATGGATTATTTACATTCTTATTTAGACAATGATTGGAGTATCAAAAAGAGAAAATGTTATATACTTAGGAAGAATAATAGCAAGATTTTGGTATCTGATACGATTCAATTTTCAAATTCATTACATAATGAAAACACACATATAACACATACTAATCAAAAAAATCGTAACGTTAATGATAATGATACTAAATATATATTATATTTTCTACATAATGTTCTAAATAATGGGTGGACTGTTAAAAAAACGCAATTAGATGAATATATTTTTATTAAAAACCACGAAGGTAAAAAAGAAATATTTTCGAATCGTTATTTAAATACATTTTTGAAGGATAACTTCAATTTGAATTTAATTAAATAATTTAATGTAGGTGTGTAGTTTTTATCAGAAAAAAAAAAATATTTAGCAATAATATAACCATGGGAGGTGGATTAATGCAACTCGTAGCTTACGGAGCCCAAGATGTCTATCTTACGGGTAACCCTCAAATTACTTTCTGGAAAGTCTCTTACAGACGTCATACTAACTTCGCAATGGAGTCCATTGAGCAAACATTCAACGGCCAAGCCGATTTCGGTCGCCGCGTGACATGCACCATCAGCAGAAATGGTGATCTTTGCTACCGTACTTATCTTCAGGTTACTCTCCCCGAGATTAACCAACAAATGAAGAATACCTCTGGTACTGCCACTGACGGTGTCTATGCCCGTTGGTTGGATTTCCCCGGTGAGCAACTCATCTCTCAAGTTGAGGTTGAGATTGGTGGCCAAAGAATCGACCGTCAGTACGGTGACTGGATGCACATCTGGAACCAACTTACCCTCACATCTGAGCAACAACGTGGATACTACAAGATGGTTGGTAACACCACCCAACTTACCTTCATCACCGACCCCTCTTTCAACGATGTTGATGGACCTTGTGAGTCCAACGCTCCTCGTCAAGTGTGTGCTCCCCGTAACGCTCTTCCCGAGACTACTCTTTACGTTCCTCTTCAATTCTGGTACTGCCGCAACCCCGGTCTTGCCCTTCCTTTGATTGCCCTTCAATACCACGAGGTCAAGATCAACCTTGACATCCGCCCTATTGATGAGTGCTTGTGGGCTGTTGGTACTCTTAACAACGCCAAATGTTCTGGATCTGGTAAAGTCACCACTGCCTACAACCAATCTCTTGTTGCCGCTTCCCTCTATGTTGACTATGTCTTCTTGGATACCGATGAGCGCCGCAGAATGGCCCAAAACCCCCACGAGTACCTCATTGAGCAACTTCAATTCACTGGTGACGAGTCTGTCGGTTCTTCCAGTAACAAGATCAAGCTCAACTTTAACCACCCCGTTAAGGAGCTTGTTTGGGTTGTTCAACCTGACCAAAACGTTGATTACTGCTCTTCTCTTGATTGTGCTCAAACCCTTTACAACACTCTTGGTGCCCAACCCTTCAACTACACTGACGCTGTCGATGCTCTTCCCAACGCCATCCACTCTTTCGGTGGACCCGAATCTATTGCGGAGACTTCTCGTTCTTTCATCGATGCCAACGGTCTTTTCAATGACGCTGGTGCCGTTGACACTGCTGCCCCCACAACCGGCCAATGGTGGTCTACTCAAGCCGGTGCTGGTGCCTCACCATACAATGCCCCCAAACTTGGTTTCGCCGGTATCCAAAACTCTGGTGTCTCTGATGCCGGTACTTTCGTTCTTGCCGAGACTTCTCGTGACATGCACTGCTGGGGTGAGAACCCTGTTGTAACTGCCAAGTTACAGCTTAACGGCCAAGACCGCTTCTCTGAGCGTGAGGGAACATACTTTGACCTTGTCCAACCTTACCAACACCACACTCGCAACCCCGACACAGGTATCAACGTATACTCCTTCGCCCTTCGCCCCGAGGAGCACCAACCTTCTGGTTCTTGCAACTTCTCCCGCATTGATAACGCCACCCTTCAACTCGTTCTTTCCAACGCCACAGTTGAGGGTACCAAGACTGCCAAGGTCCGTGTTTATGCCACCAATTATAACGTATTAAGAATTATGAGCGGTATGGGAGGTTTAGCATATAGTAATTGAGCGGGTTGGTTATATATGTTTATATACACTATATATTATATTAGAAGAATATTAATTTAAAGACATTCATTTTATATACATTATAATATGAATGAAAATAGCCATAAAATTGAAACGGAAAAATCTGTAACCAATTATTTAACACTAAACGCTATGAAGGAAATAACTTACATAAATACTGAACTCCAATGTGGTATTATTGAATTTGGACCAAACAAACAATATTTTTTAGATTTTGATGATTTTAATAGATATGTAAAATTTGACAAAAAATTTAGTTTTATTACTACTAATGATATATATCCATCATATTGTTATAATTATAAAAGGTTCACATTATTAGAGTTTATATACAACATAAAACAAACCGATAATATAAACTATATTTTTAAAAATAGAAATATAAATGATTTAAGACATGTTAATATAGATATAAAACATAAATATTATGATATTATTTCTCAACAATACGAAGTGATTCAATATATTCAAGGACATATTAACACCAGTGGAAAAGAAGCAAATATTGTGAAAAATCCTATTTGGAAGATAAAAGAAAATAACAATGAGTATTTACTTATGTATTGTGAACCAGATACCATTTGTAAATTGTGTACTTCTTCTTATCAAAAAATATTAGATTTTGAAACAACAAACTACGATGGAAAAAAAATAACATTTTATAAACAGTCCAATGGATATATTTCATGTCATTCTGGTAATTTATATATCCATCAAGTTATTACTGGTTGTTATGGAAATGGTAAAGGAACTAAAATTATTAGTGTAGATCATATTGACCAAGACCCATTAAATAATACTTATCATAATCTACGCATTGCTACTAGAAAAGTTCAAGAACAAAATTCTAAAGGTATTAAGGAAGGAACAAAACGGGCAAGAAAAAAGGCAGCAAAGCCATTGCCAAACGGAATAAGTGAGGATATGGTTAATAAATATGTATATTATGCTGAAGATACATACGGACCACATAATAAAATAAGACATTTCTTTCGGGTATGTCATCCAAAACTAGACAAAGAACCCTCCTCATCTAAGTCAGAAAAAGTATCCATTCTGGAGAAACTAGCCCAAGCAAACAAAATCGTGGATGATTTGGAAAATGATATTTATCCAAACGTGGAAGAAAAAATATTGCCTATTTTTGTAAGTAATCGCGATTATAGAGGAAAACCTCATTTAACATTTGACAGGAAAGCACCAGACGGAACAAGGCAAAATATAAGAATGGTTTTACCACAAGAATATAAGTTAGAAGAACAAATAAACATTATTAGAGAGAAAATCAAGATTAAATATGATTACGAAATATAAAGACAAGTAATTAGTATGTACTGTTGAGGATTTAAAATGGCACGGTAAGAATAAATAATGTATAATAATATAAATAGTTTTTACTGTTATTTGAATTATAATAAGACCGATTTTGTAATAGACTTGGATAATATATGGAAGTGGTTATGATTTAATCAAAAAGTTAAAGGAAAACAATTATTAGAAAAACAATTTATTATTAATAAAGATTATCAGATCTTGCTTTCCCAACAGGGAAAGCAACAAAAGCAAGAAAAACACGGAGGTCATAACAAAGAGACATTTATGTCAATAAGTCATATGATTACCCAAACAATGATTTATTTAACTATGCCTTCCATTCTGAAGATACGTCTTGAAAATACTCTTCAATTATTCTTCCTTGCATTTTTATTATAATATTTGTACTATTCCAATACGGTGAGAAATATTTAAGTATAGAATGATTTGCATATAATGCTTGAATTCCTCCCATTTCATATATTTTTTTCCCCATTTCAACAATTACATTTTTATTTGTAGGATTTTCATATATTATTTTACAACATATATGATGTTGATTACCATATTCAGCCCATAAATCAATATGTTTGTCTAGTTTTTCTAACATTTCTTCATAATTAGGATAAGGTGTAACTTTAACAAACTCTATAATCATTTCATCCTCTACTTGTATAAAATCTTCAATATCAATATTATTATTATCCATTGTATTATTATAAATTAAATATAAATTATAAAATTATATCAATTTTATAATAAAAAGTCGCCATTTTAAACATTCAAGGGTGTAAATGAATCCGAAAAAGTATCTGAACTGTAAAATATTTTTAGTATATATATAATATATATAATGACTGGACGTAATTTAGATTATGGTCATATGTATGAAGGTCGTATGGCAAGAACAGAATTAGATAATATAGAGAGAAATGCTAAAAAATTACATAAACTTCTTAGAGACAACGACGATTTACCTGAATGGGTAAATAAAAAGATATTTTTAGCAAATAGTTATTTAAAATCGGCTACTAATTATTTACATAATAAAATCGTTCATAGAAGCCATTCTACAAAGAAACGAAAGACTAGAAAGGGAAAACAAACTAAACGTGTTAAAAAATAGACCCTTTTATTTGTATAAAATCATAAAATAATAATTATTCATTCCAAATATTATTTTATTTACATTTCTTACAATCCTTACTGGTCAATTCGTAACCCCAATGTTGTAATGTTTGTCGTATTTTAGGACTAACTGTATAATCATTGTATTTTGCCTTTTTATCATTAATCATATTGATTAACCATTTTCTGAATCTACTCTTCGGACCAGCTGTTTTTTCCCATCTACTTATTTGCCATTCGTCATCAGGGCCTCGTTCGCCTTGATAAAAATCACAATACCATTGAACCCATCCATAGGGTTGATTCTTAGTTATCCATTCCTTTTCCTCCCAAAATTCCAAGGTTGTTCCTACCTTGACTTTATACTTATTAATGGATATATCGTAATTGTTCCATTCTCGGGTGAGCCAATCATCTGGTATTCCTTTCCACCAAGATTTTGGATAATCTAAATGTTGATTTTTATATTTTTTATTTGTTACAGATGAGTATATAGGTCTCCAATATGTTCCTCCGAAACTGCCTAATTGAAACATTTCTCTTGGTGTTAAATTAGGTCTAAAATCAGGATAATCATTAAATAGAATCTCTCTATTACTATTTTTAGTAGGCATATTATAATTAACTTATATTTTATTATATCTAATAAAAATAATATTATATATATAATATATATACTATATATCAATGTCCGAATTGGAAACCTACCTAAAAACAATTGTATCGTATGAACAACCTTGGTGTAAAATGATGGGATTTTTTAATCCATATGTAGATCCATTTGACCATTTTATATCCAAAAATGTTCCCGATTTTGATTATCAAGCATTCTATAAATATAAGGAACATAATTTTGTGTATGACAAATTATGGGTCGCAAGGTCACAAGGATTATTATGTGGAGAATTAAAAAATTTGAAACAAAATAATAATATTACTTTACCTATTTTTACCAAACCACGATGGGGGCATGAAACAGCCTCTAGTAAAAACTGCTTCAAAATAACAGAATGGAGTGAACTCGAACAATATAAGCACATTCCAGATATGATGTGGTCTGAATTTATTGACGCAAAAGAACAAATGACAGATTATATTTTAGTAAATGGTCAAATAATGTATCAAATAACCTATGTTTATTCCGAAACACAAAATGGATTTATTGATGACTGGAAATATATTAGTCCCGATAATAAACCAATCCCTAAAATAACAGATTGGGTAAATAGACAAATGAGTGGGTTTACAGGAGCAGTTAATGTTCAATATAGAGATGACAAAATTATTGAAGTTGGACTTCGTTTAGCACGAGGAGGAGCATATATTTTAAGCACTAAAAATAAATATTTAATTGAAAATATTAATAATGTCGTGGACAAAGGTGAATGGGATTATAATATTCAAGAAAAGATGACATTCAAACCATTTTATTCATTTAAATGTTATAGCACAGCTCCCTTAATTTATGTATATCCCCAATACGTCATGGATTATATTATGAAAAAACATTCATGTATGCCTTTTTATGAATATTATTTTGAGCCATCCGGCAAAAATGGAATGGTGGTTTTCCAGTTTATGCACCCAGATTTCGACGAAGGAATGAAAGTAAAAAAGCACATTGAAACGATGATTAATTTTGCGCAATATTTGTTTATTTTACTGTTTATAATTGGTTTAATACTATTTAGTATTAATAAAATAGTTGGGCTAATTGTCATTATAAGCGTGGGATTGCTATTTAATACTCGTTTTTTAAATCCAATTGGGGTTCAGTATCAACATTGGAAAGCAACAAAACAAATGATAATGGGATAAATATTAGTATTATTTCCAACACCGTTTTACTCCCTTGGTATTTTTTTTAGTTTCCGGGTTCAATACACATACTTTAGTTGTATCACACCCTTTTTATTCGGTACAAATCTCATCGTGCGTCGCAGCGGTGGGGTTCCACCAGATGTTGCATCCCCCCCATGGACTTTGCCCAAATGCTGTTTATATAACCCCCAAATACTTACTTTATCCAAGCGAGTACGTTGTTTAAGCACTTGTGTAGTGATTAAATAATCAGCAACGGGTTTATAAAATAACCAATATTGGGGTTCTGTTGCGTTAGTACCTACATGTACATAAAAGATATTTCCGGGAAAGGTTGGAGAATCCCGTTCAGTCGAGGTGGTTTCTTGTCCGTTTACATATTCAATCATTTTTCCAAATTCAAGTACATTATGTTCATACCAGGTACCGGAGTTCAAGTTATTAATAACGCCACGATATTTGTTTGTACGAACACCTTGATTATAGCTTTCAATATAATATGTATGTCCAGTTTCCAAATCGTATGGCGAAATTGAGTTCATTTTTTGATAAAGTTAGTATGAGTTATGTATATAATATAATTATTAAATTATAAATCAATTTTTATTACATTTATGACTAAAAAAACTTTTAGTCATTTGGCGTTGTAAATATCTAACGGGGTAAACTCATATCGTACGTGTTTTTAACTATATACGAAGCTAGTAATATTTGTACCATTTGTACCATTTGTACTATTCTCGTTAGATTGTAAATACTTGTTCTTAAATTGAACTATATTTTTCATATTTGATTTTATAGAGGTTATTAACTTGTATATATCTGCATTCACAATATTTCTGATATACATAGTATTACAACTTCTTTCTAACATAGGTATTGGTAGTAACATTGGGGTTCCGTATTCGTCATACGGTAATAATTTTTTATCATCTTCTTTCATATTCTTCAATATGTAGTTTATTAATTCGGTATATTTATCTTTATATTGCGTCTCATATATTTCTAGAAACCCAATAAATTCTTCATAACTATGTAAGTAGTCGGTTGAAGCGTTCTTATAAGTAATCAGCATAATTACTATATCATGAACAACGTCTTTGTTTATTTTTATCAAGTCACCGTCCTTTATATTTATTTTCAGGTATTCTATATTTCTCTCATATTCATCAATTGTAATTATATTGTCTTTTTCCATCTAGTCAGATTAATTATAAAATATCAACTTATTATTATTTATATCAATTTTATTAAATAATAATATTATTATTGCCAGGCAAGGCAAGGCAATAGGGTAAACTATGAAAATGCTATCATTTTAGACCATATTGTGTTCTACACAATACTCGCAATATGCGTATAAAAAATTATAAGCTTCCACTATAATATTTATAGCGATATCATAAACAGGTGAGTTTGATGATGAAGAATCATCCATATTTATAATATAATAGTATTATTTCTCTAAATAGGTGTGTTAAATAGTTTATTCATATTCTCTACTTCTGGTCTATATTCTACGTCTACAAATATTTTTTCAATGAGGCTATCATCTCTAAATCGGATGCTATAATCCTTGTTGATTTGATTTCTTCCAATTCGCCCAAGTGCCTGAATGGTTTTTTCTTGTGTCATATTTCCCAAGTCCTTACTAATATATCCATGACAAAACTGATAATTGGTCCCATAAATATAATCAGACGACGCAATAATCATATATAGTTTTTGCTGGGTAGCCAATTGCTTCATAATTTCAGTATAGTTATTGTCGTGGTTGTTGGTAAATACCCCGATTCCCATTAATAACAATATTTTCCAACTACTTTTTACTTCCATCAACATAATTCTCTCCACATCACATGGCTCTATATTACATGAAAACTCGCGCTCTACTACGTCCTTTTGAACCCAATGTCTCATATGTGACAACTTGTTCGGAACAAATAAATCATTAAGAGCAATTGTTTTTACAATTTTGGCTAGGCCATCTATCTCACCGCGCAACTTTTTCTGTTCTGGAGTAATTCTCTCCTTTGCCATTTTATTTTCTTTTTCAACTTCATCACCAAGACTATCTTCCAACTGACGCTCTTTCTGTTTTAATACAGTCAAAACCTTGTCATTGTGTTCAATTGCCTCCATCATATCATTAATTACGCGCTCTGGTATCTTTATACTCTGTAGAACAAATTTGGAAATTTTCTCTACGTCATCCGCCAAGAATATAGTTGGACCATCAGTTAAAGTATGTGCGTCCGTAGTAGCTATATTGATATTCGACGCGAATCTACTAGTGCGTAGTGTATTGAAATGAGTGTATATTTGTCCCCAATGCTCCGTTGGAATACGTTCCAGTAATTCCAAATAATGAATCTTTATATTATTCATAGTCATTTCGCTCAAATTTTCATATCTAATAGATATTTTATATCTATCCTCTTCAATCATCCCGCACTTATCCAAGTAGTGAATAAATTTGACTATTTCAATTAAATCGAAATACCGCAACAACGTCTTATATTTTTTACAGTGAGCAACACTTTTTTGAAGTTTTTCATAACTTTCATATTTTAAATGGGGCATTTCTACTTGGTTATTTGTATTTAATAATGGAATCGATTTATTACAATCATGACTAACTATATTGAATACTTGACTATTCTCAAATCTAGACGTGAAATCCGCAATTGTTTCTTGTAAGTCTTCTTGATGTGGTAATGTGGCTGATGATAAGATAATATTCGGAATAATATTTTTTTGCCATATATCCGTTATATAAGAATGAAACTCATGTTCTGCGTAATCTAATGTGATAGTCGGTTCATCCCAATACATAATCATCTTATCTGGTTGGTTAAACGCATTCATATAATACATCGCGCAAAGATAAGATTTAATGTCGCAAATCATAATTTCTACATTATCTCCGACAGAATTATCCACCTTTCGACTTCCATCGCGATACTTGATATCTTTACCAGTAGCGTTATGTTTTACATAGTCTTTGGCCGCAAAATAATGTAATCGTATGTCAGATATATCATTACATCCAAACGCAAAGGCAATCTTTTTTCCCATTGAAATGGCAGACTTTGCCAACGCAAGACCGACATGTCTCGCCGCACAAACAAATACAACACGATGTGTCTCAGATAAACCTAATGGACTAAGTGTCTTTCCTGTTCCGGTTGGAGCAATATACAACACTAACTTTGGGTTAGGTGTCTTCGAAATAGTAAATAATTGTTTTTGATGTTCGTATAAGTAATAATCCTTGTATTTTACCAATTCTTCATTTTTTTCTATCAAATCACTAGTTTGTAAAAACATATCTTCTAATTTTACTTCTTCGTAATACTCATCTAATACAGCCTGAATAAATTCTTTCACTTGAGGAATTACGTTGGTAATTTTTAATTTCATTAAATGATGAAGAGTATAATAGTATTTATTAAGTTTAGTCGTGTTGTCTTTATAGAAGTATCGCATAGTTTGTTCCGCTATATGAAGCAGGTAAAACTCGAATATTTTATGACCGCAATCTTGGATTGTCTTACTTATATTTTCCAACTTTAATTTATCTATCGAATTTACGCGTTGCAATTTCATAGAAATTTTACTTTCAAATTCAAATTCATATTTGACGTTTAATTTTTTAATAATTGGTTCAAAGTATTCTTTGTGTAGATGATTTATAATATTATCATTTGGTTCCATCTTCAAATAATTAATCATAGACATATTTTTATTGTAGATTATATTCACATTACTATAGCCATCTATAATCATTTTTAAAATTTCTTTTTCGTCACTAGAGACCGGAATTTCCGTAGTATCCCATTCAGTTTTAGTAAGCTTTTGTTGATTTAGATCCATTATGACTATGTCAGTTGTATCTACTATATTTGTATATATTAATTTCAATTTTTATATAAATTATATTGTATTTATTTTTTCAAAATATTTATAAAAATTGAATTTATATAACTATAATTAAATAAAATAAATAATATATTCTATATAATGAACTGTTCAATAGTTAATGAAATGTCTAGTCCAATTATTTTAAGCATTGATGGTAATATAGGTTCTGGTAAATCTACATTATACAAGGATTTACAAGCGTATTATAGTAATAATACAGACATTTGTTTTGTTCCAGAACCGGTAGATGATTGGAGTCATATTACAGATGCCAACAATACACCCATTTTAACCAATTTATACAAAGATACAAAGAAATATGCGTTTAGGTTTCAAATGATGGCGTATATTTCACGACTTCATTTACTGAGACAAAAAGTAAAGGAAAACAAATATAAAATTATTATTAGTGAGCGTTCGGTTCAAACCGATAGAAATGTCTTTGCCAAGATGCTATATGATGATGGACTAATTGAGCACGATGAATACCAAATATACAACAAATGGTTTGACGAGTTTTTAGATGATATGCGTTTAGGTGGGATTATATATGTCCGGGCTGATCCAGATATATGTGCGGCTCGTGTGAAAATTCGTGCTCGGGAAGGAGAAACGATTGCCATTGAATATTTACAAAAATGTCATCAATATCATGAAAACTGGTTGGAACATAGTATGGATAAGTTGCTTATTGAAGCAAATGTTGACACGAGTATCAAGGAAAATGCTAGCATTCGCACTGACTGGGTAAATACTATAGTTGAATGGATACAAAATAAATTTGGTAGCAGTAGCAATAGTATGTGCGAGCCAGAAACAGAAACCAATGCCTATATATCTACATTACCTAACCTGCCAATCCTTCAGTTTGATGGAGCATGTAGAGGAAATCCGTCAAATATATTGGGCCTCGGTTGTATAATTAAAAACAACACAAAAACAGAGACAATAGAAGAAAGAAGTTATCGTTTTCCTAAAACAAATGGAACCAATAATGAAGCAGAATATTTATCTCTGATTAAAGGACTGAAATTAGCATTAAAATATGGTATCAAATCTATTCGTGTAGAGGGAGATTCAAATTTAATTCTTAATCAGATGAGTGGAAAATATCAAGTAAAGGCAGAAAATCTGATTCCACTCTATAATGCGGCTAAAATATTAGAATCCGAATTTAATTTAATCAGTTATCATCATATAAGACGCGAATTTAACAAAGAAGCTGATAAGTTGGCAAATCAAGCTCTCGATAAAGATGTTTCAAAGTGTCCTGGTTGTTATCCAAAGTTCCAAGAAAATCAGTTGGCGCATACAGGAGACAATGGTTGTTTTGACGATGAATATGAGTAATATGTACGTGAAGATGCTAATCATTTGTTAAATAATATGTATTAAATTTGGAATTCGGTTTATATTTCAATATATCTAGTTCCTTTTTTGTTGTTGGAAATAATTCATGGCTATAAATATCTTGTAAGCATAACCATTCAAACATTCCACCCGGATATATATATACATTTCTAAAACCTAACTTTAACAATTGTTCGTATTTATCATAAATCGTCATATCATTTACATTTTTTCCATACACAATGATTTTTTTCTCGCGGTTATTTGTCATTAAATGATTGATTATAGTTTCTTCTTGTTTAAAATCAATTGTATTGGGCAGCAAGCATTCTTGATTATTGGCAGTCAGAGTATTCACAATGATATAGTTGTCTCTATGTTTGATTGCCTCTTGTATATCTTCAAAATTTAAGCGATGTATAGAAGAAGATAACTGATTTCCCATTTTTTTAAATATCTAATTTAATGTATCATTAAATATTTAAATGTTAACTGTATAAAATACTGTTTTTAACCATCGTTCGGTATTTTTGTAAATTAATCAAATTTAACCACAATCTCCACCTTCTCCTTTTTAATGCTTTTTGACGCAGATACGGACAACTCTTCTCTCTTCTTTCTTGTCTTATTACTCTTATCAGTGATTCTGTTTTTGGATGTACTATTTCTACAATTCATATCTTTTTCAATATTAGAATAATTTTGTTCTATATAATCAATGACACTATTTTCAATAGCCCATTTAAAAAAATTCAATTGCCCTATAGTGGTTTGAATATATGCACCATCTTTGTAAGGAACCGTAATGCGGTCCCATCTACAAAATGGATCAAATCGTTTTTTTGAATATGCCTTTAGTTTCAACTTGTAATCATTATATACCTTAAACCGTCGGTCATTATCTTGAACTTGATACACTGTATAATATTTCTTGGCATAATTTGTAGCAAACCAATCAATGATACGTAAAGAAATCCGAGATTCCCCGTTTATAATTTGTAACATTCTGTCCATGTTATTATTATTCTCACTTTTATAAAACTCTAATAGATTGATTAATAATAAATCATTTTGTGTACTGTAATTTTTTGACATAGTATTATATCAATAACATCAAATATATTTAAATACTTTTACTAGTTAGAATAATTCTGTTGTATATTTGAATTCTGAGGAGTTAGAAATTCTTCTTGTACACGTAAATCTTCTAAATAATTAGTTGACAGAAATGGATTTAAATTTGTTTGTGCTATCATTTCTCTCTGGTTCATTCTTTCAAAGTTGTTCTCTCTCTTTGTTCCAGAATTTTCTCTCGTCGTCTCGTTATCTATAAAGGTTGGGCCTTCTTGTAAAATTGTTTCCATTATGTTGTGTCCTATTGCTTTATGCTTATCTCCTTTTTTACTTTTTTCATAAAATTGGTCATTAATTGATGGAGACCACTTTAAATATATATATTGGCTCATATATTTCTATCGTTATTTTTATAACAGTTTTCTAACTATTTTTATTTCTTTTCCTCGTTTAAATCTTTCACTATCCATATCCCCTCTTTTTATATTACATTCTAAACAGCATATAACCACGTTATCGCAGTTATGCCCATAATCGTTATCGATTCTATCCAATGTCCACTGTTTCTTGGCAAATACATTTTTATATAATAATTCACACTTTTCTTTACAGTAAAAACATTTTAACTTACTCAGTACAAGCTTTTCAACCGCCTGGTCGAGAGAAATGAATCCATTTAATTCAAACATTCCTTTTTGTATATCCTGACTTTTATAACCTTTTAATTTCTTATCAATTTCTCTCTTCAATACTGTTTCCTGCTCTTGTTTTTGCTCCAGATACATACTGTTTATTATTTGTATTTGTTTATTATAAGTGAAGAACGATTCGTCAAATAACCATTTCAACGTATCTTTACGTTCTGGATTTTTCACATCTTGTATTTTATCTAGGTTTCGTTTCCCAATAATTTCGATTGACTTCATTGACTTCATTAAAACAATATACTATAATTCTTTATTTATATTATTTTAAAATAACATAAACTCAACTTATTATGTATATATAAGAATGACCAACGAATGTATCGAGTTGAAAAATATCAAATATAAGTCTATGCTTCTTAATGGTAATTCAGAAGAACCTATCGAAACTGTTGAAAATCTTTCCAACCTTGAACATTTTCTTGCAGGCGAGAAAAAAAACAGTTCAAATGAAGTATGGGCAAAACTAGATAAGACTACAAAAATGTTAAAATTTGGCGAATTTACAAATGATTATTGTACAGAACATAATCACGGAGAAGACGATAAGAATGAATTATTCGTATTTCTTCATACAAATTTGGATAGAAAACGTCTTCTCAAAGTAAAAGAGGTTATTTATGATAAAAATACTGGTAAAATTAAGTCGATACCAGCGTTAATGTATAATTCAACTACTAAAAAATTTACATTAAAAAGATGCGATAAAAGACCGTCTACATTAAAATCGTTGGCTCCTAAAAAGATTAAGAACAAGAAAACACTCGATACTGAAGTCATTAACGATAAAATTGATATAAACAATTAGACGTATTATATATTATATTACTAACAAATATGTTATTCGGTTATCAATTACCATACTTAAAAAATATTATAAACTTGTTCAACTGGAAGAGTTTATTATCTACAAAGGAAAATGATGAAATCGAACTATCCATGGGAAATTTAATTGACAACTTTATTGAAGGTGACCCACTAAGTTTCAGTAGTCCGTATTTTGAATTTAATTTGAAAGATTATGTACAACGAAATACTTTTATTTTACTAAAAGAAGTGTATATTGGTAAGACACAAGATAATGAAAAGGTATTAGAATTAGAGAAAGAATTAGAAGAAGAGTTAGAACTTATATATAATAAAATTCATAAAATTTATTTTACCAAATATTATCCTATTCGTTCTTATGACACTAGTTTTATTCGTATTGAACCAAATATTGATAAAATTAGCGATAAAATTAAGTATATTGAAAATAAACCACAACCAGACCAAAGAACAAATGAATGGTATGTATTTCGGCATAATTTGATTACGGCCAGTTCGGCTTGGAAGGTTTTCAAATCACAGTCTTCCATAAATCAGGTAATTGTCGAAAAATGTAAAGAATTAGATGTGTCAAAATACGGTATTGTCAATACTGGTTCTCCTATGCACCATGGAAATAAATATGAAGAAGTATCCGTTATGCTATATGAATACATATATGATACAAAGGTGAGAGATTATGGATGTATTCAACACGACACCTATAAATTCTTGGGGGCTTCTCCAGATGGTATTAATGTCGACCCAAATTCACAACGTTATGGTAGAATGTTGGAAATAAAGAATCCAACTACGAGAGAGATAACGGGTATTCCTAAGGAAGATTATTGGATTCAAATGCAACTCCAAATGGAAACATGTAATTTGAACGAATGTGACTTTTTAGAAACCGTATTTAAAGAATACGAAACAGAAGAGGACTCTGTGGCCGACGGTACATTTACGTATAATGAAGAGGACCAGTTAAAAGGGATGATAATTTATTTTATAAAAGATGGCAAACCATTATATGAATATATGCCACTACATATTTCTAAAGAAGAATCCACCATTTGGTATGATAAAATGATGGAAAAACATTCCACGTTAACATGGATTAAGGATATTTATTGGAGGTTAGAAGATTATAGTTGTATTTTGGTATTACGAAACAAATTATGGTTTCAACACGCGATATCTAAAATAGGTGACGTCTGGACCATTATTGAAAAGGAAAAGGTAGGTGGGTTTAAACATAGACTTCCTAAAAAGCAAAATCGTGCGTCAAGAGCTAATTCGATGATAGATAACGAAAATAATATGACAAATATGTCTGGTTGTCTAATCAATGTGGACGATTTATAATATATTAGTAAATTTTATATAGTATAAATTATGTTACGAATTATGTTACGAATTA